CGCGTTGTTAGGCCTGCCGCGTGCGATGCCGTGCCCCGTCCCGGTTCCCGATTCGGTAGCCGTCGCCGTCGCCGTAGCCGTAGCCGGACCGGAGCCGTAGCCGGAGCCGGAGCCGGAGCCGTAGCCGTAGCCGTAGCCGTAGCCGGAGCCGTAGCCGTAGCCGTAGCCGGAGCCGTAGCCGGAGCCGTAGCCGGAGCCGGAGCCGGAGCCGAAAAACGCTGATTTTTTAAAACAGCCTTTCAATATTTTCAGCATTACTCACGCCTTCCAAGGTTGAGCCGCCCAAGCTTTCACGGCTTTTGGTGACGCTTCAGCGACAAATGTAACGCCTTTGATATGCCCTGATTTAACAGGAGCAGTTACGCGGCATCCTGATGTTGGGCCGTTCGCAGCTAAGCCCAGGACACCGTGAACTTCAGTGGCCCAGTAAACGCACATTTGCACTTGTTCGGCGTAGATGTTTTCTTTGTCCGCATCTTCTGGATTAATATATCCGAAGAATACACCGCGCTTAGTGTTGTCCGTTGTGATTAGCACTGGAACTTTGTTGTCTTTCATCATAATCTCTCCTGTATTTGGGTCTAGTCACGCCTATTCTCCTCCCGAGCCGCTCTCACAAACTCGTAAACTTTATGCGCCCTGCCAATATCAAACATGTGGTTAGGCGTTGCGTTTCCTAAGTGTGGGTTCGGGGAACTTAGCCACAACGCAACCTTCTCCTCGTCACCCTTGAAGAATTCGAGAAGCATGGACTTGATCTTTTCAACCACGGTCATCCAACCCCATACTAAATGGCCACCATGCTAGCCAATCTAACCAGCTTGGAAAAACAAAGGCCCTAGCGTCTGGTGGTGAGCCACGAGTGAACCATGGAGGACATTGTTGATGGCATGGCTCGACTTTATTTACGGTCATCCTTCGCCTCCAACTTCGCGAGTGCGGCTCTTATTTTTCTTGCCCCACATTCGCACTCGCCTAACTCGTCATCAAGATACTCGGCATTAAATGGGTCAGATGGACAATCTTCCCCGTGCACTTCATCGCTGCTAAATATTTCTTGACTGGCTTTAGCCACATCTATGAGCGCCTTTGCATGCCTAGCGAGAGAAACAAGATAATCAAAACAAGATCGACATTCAATAACGTCGGGACATGGACAGCCTTTCGCCGCTAATGTAGCATCTTCCAACTGCTGCAAAATTGATTCTGTCACACCCTCTCCCTATATCTCGGCTCATCCATCTGCACGCCGTTTCTAATTAGTTCGTGTCCCGGTATCGTCCTGCCTACGCCGCTGTTAAACGTGCGCGGCGTCTTCACCGTCGGACTATTTAAATAGCGCAGGGCTTGTGCGAGTAGGAGTATAGGGTAGACGACTACGGCGAGAAGGAAGAATAGAAGTTCGTCTTTTACGGTTCGATTAAATCCTGACATTACAATCCTCCAAGATTTTATTAATGGTTTCCATTTTCTGAAGTAACGTTTTTCGAATATACGAATCGGTCGGCGTGGAGTTTACGTAGTGTGAAAAACACGCGTTCTTCTGCCCTATCCTGTGAATTCGTTTCTCAGCTTGGAGATTGTCAGAGGGTACCCACGATAGATCATTAAAGACTACATGCCTAGACGCGGTAAGAGTCACCCCGGTCGACAGCGACCCAATCGTTGCGACGATTGCAGACACTCTTCCAGTTTGAAATTCTGCTACCGCCTGTGCTCTTTTCTCGGGATTGACCGCCCCGGTGATTAGTCTTGAGCCAGAAATCCCCCTAGATATTTCAGTTGCCGATGCTATGTGGTCAGTAAACACAACTAGCGGGCCGCTACCACCTTCGAGTAACTCCCTACAATACTCCGCCGTCGCCGGGGCCTTTAAAAGTGCACTCGTAGTCTTACCGGTAACGTCAACTTTACTGCCCGCAAGATACGCCTCAAACTCCGCTTTTAGTCCCGGCGTGTCAGGAACCTCTAACTCTACGACCGCCCTAGTCATCTCGGGGAGATCTTGCAGCACGTCCTCGACTCTAAACCTAATCAGCTTATCCACGAGGTACGATTTAAACTCTTCAAGTCTCTCCTCTTTTATACCGCTATATTTTTGAATCCTCCTGCCTCGAAACTGCAACGTTTCGACGTGACAAAAGTGCCTGCAGAACTTGTGGTAATGCGCTAGATCGCCCTCTAATCTTTTACCTGAATTATTTTTAGGGTTAACATTACAAAACGCCAAGAGTGTCCAAAGATCAGGGATTCTATTTTTTATCGGCGTTCCCGAAAGCCAAAACTACCCGACGTGGCGAAAAACCAGCGGCGGTAAAACCGGCGTCAAAAAAACGTCGCTCTCAAAAGACGCCTTTGCCGATTACTTCTCGTCGGAGTCGGAAGGATTCGGC